TGGCGAGAGCTGCCATCGGAACGGTCGGTATGCGGCGCACCAGTGCAGGGAAACCTCCGATGCCCTGAAGCAGTTCTGGCAGATCAAGTACATGATGGCCCACAAAGCCAGCGTCGCAGACTTCCGGGCGGCATTCGGGAAGAACTATCTGGAACTCGACTACTACGATGATGAAAGGAGCTACCCTATGAACATTATTGCCATCAGCGGCCGCTTGACACGCGACCCCGAACTGCGCACCACTCCCAACGGAAAGCCCGTGGTGGAGTTCACGGTTGCGGTTGACCGGCCCGGCGTTAAGGACCAGACGGACTTTATCGACTGCGTGGCGTGGGAAAAGAAAGCTGAGTTTGTCGCCCGGTATTTCAAGCAGGGAAAGCGTATCGAGGCAAGCGGTGTCCTTACCACACGCACCTACGAGAAAAACGGGGTGAAGCGCAAGCGGACGGAGGTTCGCTGTGATCAGGTCTTCTTCGGCGAGTCCAAGAAAGATAGCGGCTCCACCCCGCAGGCAGCGCCGGAACCCACGAACGATGATTTCCGTCCGCTGCCCGATGATGATGACATCCCGTTCTGAGAAAGGAGAACACATGGAAGAAAATAAGAATCCCCTTATGGGCCACGTCGTAAAGGTCCCTGCACAGGTGTCCGGCATCCCTGACGGGGTGCAGATGACGGTGAACGCAGCCGTGACCACCTTTGCGGCGGTCGATGGCAAACCGGCTGGTATCGAAAGCATGGGTACGGCAGAATGCAATATGCTTGCCAGCTATACGCGGGGAACGGTCTCGTTCTCTGTCCACGGGGAAAAGCCCGTTATGGTGAGCGTCCGTCTGGATGAGTTGATGAGACTCTTGCAGGCGGCTGCTGCTGTATGTCACCACGAGCAGGAAGACAAGAAGAATGCTGAGGAGGAAAAGGTATGAGAAAGCTGTTTACGTCTGAGTCTGTGACCGAGGGCCATCCCGACAAGGTGTGCGACCGTATCTCTGATGCGGTGCTGGATGCAGTGCTGGCTGTTGACCCGAACGGCCGGGTGGCCTGTGAGACCTGCTGCACCACCGACACGGTGTTCATCGCAGGCGAGATCACGAGCAAGGTCGATGTGAATATTGTGGGCATTGCCCGGCGGGTCCTGCGCGACATCGGTTACACCGGCGGGGCATCTGGCTTTAATGCCAATACCTGCAAGATCGAAGTGGCAGTCCATAAGCAGTCCCCCGATATTGCGATGGGTACAGGTGACGATGTAGGAGGAGCAGGAGATCAGGGCATGATGTTCGGCTATGCGTGCAGTGAGACCGAACAGCTTATGCCGCTGCCCATCATGCTTGCGCACCAGATGGCCTACAGGCTCACCCAGAGGCGCAAAGACGGGACCATCCCCTTTATCCTCCCCGATGGCAAAACGCAGGTAACGGTGGAATATGGGGAGGATGGGATGCCCTCACGCATTGACACCATCGTCATTTCCACCCAGCACTACGAAAATGCAACAGAAGAACAGCTTCTGGAGTCTCTGACGGAGAACGTCATCACCCCGATCCTGAAGTATGCCAAGCACTTTGCCGGTGTCTATGGTGGTGACCTTGACATTGATACCTACAACCTGTACATCAATCCTACCGGGCGTTTTGTGCAGGGTGGCCCTGCGGCAGACACCGGCTTGACCGGGCGGAAGATCATCGTGGACACCTATGGCGGTTATGCTCCCCACGGCGGCGGGGCATTCTCTGGCAAAGACCCCACAAAGGTTGACCGCAGTGCAGCATACATGGCCCGGCATATTGCAAAGAACGTCGTGGCATCGGGTCTGTGCGACAAGTGTCAGGTTCAGTTGGCCTATGCAATCGGCATGGCACTCCCGGTGTCCCTGCGCATCGACACGTTTGGGGCCAATGTGGATGAGGAAAAGCTCTGCAATGCAGTAGATCGCTGCTTTGAACTGACCCCGCTGGGAATCATTGATGCCCTGAACCTGCGTCTGCCCATCTATGAACAGACATCCGCCTACGGCCACTTCGGCAATGTAACGGGCGGCAACTTCACATGGGAGAGCACCCACAAAGCGGGACTCCTGCGCAGAACGTATAACACGCTGTAAGAAACAGGGCAAGCCTCTTTCCCCGTGGGCGGGGAAGGGGGCGAAGCCCATGATGGGAGGTTTAGACATGGCACAGGAAGACAAGAACGTCACAATTCCCCCGGAAATGATGCAGGAGATCGTACGGGTGGCATCGGAAACAGCCATTGAAAAGTTCCAGCACGAAGCGGAGCGGAACCGAAAGGCCGTCAAGGATAAGCGCCTGCATAACACCAAGCTGCTGCTTCAGAATTACCACTGCTTTGTAGAACATAGCAAGAGTGCCGTGTATGAAGCCAGCCAGCTCTCCGAGGATGATGACTTCGAGGAGCTGATGGAGGAGCTGATGAGTCAGAGCGACGGCAGGGTGAGGGTCCCGGTGGTGAGGAGCATTCAGGAGAGTGCTGCCCACACCCGCATCATCGTGCAGCACATCGACCGTATGCTGGAATACTACAAGTTCCGCTGTGAGCATTCCAAGCGTGCGGAGGAAATGCGTCGGTATCGGACGATTTACGACCTCTACATTGCCCCTGAACCCAAGACTCAGCAGCAGATCGCCGATGAAGAACACGTCGATTTGTCAACCGTGTTCCGCGACCAGAAGGTGGGTATTTCCAAGTTGAGCGCCCTGATTTTTGGATGGTTGGACTAAAATTTTGGCAAAGTTGCAAAAAAGTTGCTATTGCAGTGCAATTACCACTGTGGTAAGATACGAAGCGTGAACCGATGTGTCACCCCGGAAAAACCGCGAGTGGCACATCCGGCCTCGTATCAAGCTGTAAAGCCAAAATTTTCGCTCCGAATGCAAAACCGATTGACTCCGGTGGGTAAAGGGTTAGAATGAAGATAAGCCCAAAATCTTACCGAAAAGGTCAGGAGGTACGACAGATGGAACGAAAATCCGATAAAGTTAGACGTCTGGTTGCAGACGGCGACTTCAAAGGGGCTTTGCGGATTGCAAAGGACTTCAGGCTCGGCATCACGAAGGAGCAGTCCTCCACGATGACAAGAGCGTATGAGTGCATGGTCCACGGAAGATTCTACAAGCAACTCGGCTATGATCTCGATGAGAAGATAGCTGAGGGCGTGAAGATTCTGGTGGGCTTGTACGGAAGGAGCGAGGCACATGATTTACACCAGCCGGTACAGTAACCCGGAACTCAAGACCGGGAACTACACAGTCGTTGGGATAACGCGGGGAGCGCCTAAGTTCCCCCTTCGGTATACGCTTGCAGGCAACATCATGGAGATCGCGCCGCCGGGTTATCTGTTCAACGAATACAACCGGGAGCGGTTCACGCCGCCCTACTTCCAGCACATGGACAGAGTAGGGACGGCGCGGATTGCTCAGATTCTCCAGCATTATGAGGACATGGGCAAGCCCGTGGTGCTTTGTTGCTACGAAGATGTCCGAAAGCCCGGAGAGTGGTGTCATAGACTGGTGTTCGCAGAATGGTGGCTCCAAAGAACAGGAGAAATGATCGAGGAGCTGCCTGACCCGTCACCAAACAAGTGGGCGAAACAGCCTGAACCGCAGAAAGCGGTTGAGCCTGATGCAGTCCAGATGAAAATGTGGTAATACCCGCCGATAGCTCAGAAAGTAGAGCACCTGACTCTTAATCAGGGGGTCGCACGGTTCAATCCCTGCTCGGCGGACCAACCATAGGGAGTCATGTTGGAAACAGCATGGCTCCCATTTTTTATGCCTACGAACAAGGGCTTTCCAGACGTTCACGTCTTTGGAAACAACCCACCCTCTGGAAAGCAACTGCTCCAGTCGAAACCAGAGGGGCAATTTTGAAAGAAAGGTCGGTGATATGAATGGCAAAGTTCCAGAACCCCGGAGCGTTCTTCCTCGGAACTCTGGTCGCTCAGGAGCAGAAGTTCCTGAAGCCGCTGATTGAAAACGCCCGCAAGCAGGGGTACACCCGGTTCGTTGAGCCGTGCGCCGGCGCTTTCGCCATGTCGCACATCGCGGCGCAGTGTGGGTACAAGCCCAGCGAGATTGAGGCCAGCGACGTTTCGATGTTCACCTCCATCATGGGATATGCCATCATGGGCAAGTCCCTTGAGGAGCTGGAAATCAGAGCGGACGGCTTCACGAATGAGGAGCTGCTTGACCCTGCGGTTGCGCTCTATGCGCAGTTGTACCTGCGGACCGTGAAGAACGCCGGGAAGGAATACTTCTACGGCATCATGCGCGATCTGGAATACCGCAAGGAGGAGCATCTGGCGGAAATCCGCGCACAGCTCGACAGGGCCAAGCAGTCCTTGCATGGGATGAGCTACCGCCCGCTGGATATGTGGAAGCACCTTGAAACGTGCTATGATGACCCCCACTGCCTTGTGGTTGCAAACCCGCCCACCTATGCCGCTGGATTCGAGAAGTGGTACGACACCGGCGGGCGCATGACATGGAAAGAACCTGAGTACGGCATCTTTGACCCCAAGACCGGGCTGAACGACCTGTACGACAAGATGAACGATGCCAAGTGCCTTCTGATGTGCTACGAGGAGAAC